TGCATTCTCATCCTGAACAATGTTAAAACTATTAGGATTAATCTTGGCATACACACCAGCCGGAATAGGAATAAACTCAGTAGGGTCGTCTTCTCTTGGTATTTCAAGAAATCCTGAAGCCTGTGAAGACTTCTCAAGAATAGTAGCATACACACAATTTTGTGTCGGACCTTCTGAGTCAGCCTTTACAATAAGGCGGTCTCCAGTCTCAACTTTTCTTGCATTCTCTCCTTCAAGTAAGAAATAAGCGCTGTTACTATTGGGGTCTTCAAAAAACAAATTGCAATAAATTGTATCGTAATTCTCTTCATCAGGCTTGATAACAAACTTGTATCTACTAGCCCAGTAAGGAGCAGGTTGACCAGGAGGTATAGTAACTTGAATAGAATTCTTGCTAACAGATGCAGAACAAGGTACGTGAACAGTATTGTTTGGACTAACTAAAGCAGTTGTTGATCTGTTGAAGTCATCCATGTACACGATGCCAATCTCATATCCTCTGTTGCTATGCAAACTTCTAGGAGAGTTTACCTTCTGATAGAATGCTTCAACAAAACTATATGAATAGTATTCGTACACGTTTATTGTAGGGGTAGTTGTGTTATTAACATACCTCATTGTAAGTAACTGTATACCAATGTATGGACTACTTGGTGATGTAATAATTCCTAGCCCCTGACCAGCAGATCCAATACCACTCTGGTATTTAAAAACAGTGGGAGTTCCGGTTAAGTCAAATGGCAAAGCACAGTTAAACTGGTCTGTAAATGTCGTGCCATTGCAAGAGTCCGCTACAGTTTCTATATTAAAAGAATTGCCAATAGCATCTTGAAACTCTGTACTACTAGCAAGTTCATATACTGATGCATAAGACCTAGGCAGTACAAATAAAAAGCTAAGGAATACATTTTGAGTAGTTTCTGTAGGGAACGGAGTGTTACCTGCAAAGTCCTCATGATCTAATCTCATGTCAACCGTAATAGAAGCACCTGAAACAAGCTCAAATGGTGATAGATCTAAGTACACTACTGAGTTAGGAATAGTTTGAGGGCCACCAAAATTATAGGTTCCTGAGTTTAAAAAATCAATGATGTCAGTGTTATCTATTTCTTCAGATACTAATGCAGTAGAATATATTTGATTGATTGGGTTACCCAATATGTCAACCATATCATATCCTTCAACATAGTTACCATACATGAGTCTGTTACCCATGATGGTCTGAGCCTTAGCTAGCAGTGGTACGTTGTCGTACAATCTAAGCAACTCTCGCTCATCTAATGTGGTAAAGATCTTGCTGTTAGTAAATGTGTACGTAAGGTTTGCGTTGTTTGTAAATCCAAGGTCAGCCTTGTTAAGCTTCTCAATTACATTGATTGTGCTATTGTCAATCTCCTTAAACAACAAATCAATTCCTTTCACTAGTGGTCCACCAGTATTATAGGTTATGATAGCAGTATTAAACTGATTCTGCATGCCCTCATTGAGGTAGCTATTTAAACTAAAGTCAAATGACCTTGGCTGAAATGCAGGGGCAGACCACTGAGATGTGGCAGAGTACTCTCCATCCTCATACTCGTATCGATACGCAAAGCATATGTACCTGTTCTCTAAATAGTTCTCTTCATTTCCAGTATTTATTAACTGAACGCTAGGAGATTGAATTGGTGGCTTCTTAATAACAAGAATAGACTCAGCACTGAACTGGTCTATGTTACTAACAGGATCAGGATAGTTGTTAAATCTATTTATTACCCTTGGTGGGTTGTAGTCATCAGTGAAGAATATTAAATCATCAATAATGCTTACTCCTGTAATTAAATATTTAGGGTTAAAGTTTAACGTGGTATTAGCTCCATTGCCATCGTTGATACTAATCAGGTGATAGGTTAATATGTTGTTGTACACGTTGAATGACACAATCATATCAAGCTTACCCGTAGCACCTACTGGGAAGTTGGAGTCATGGATAAACCAGTAGATAGTCTCACTTGTCTTATCTGCTATAGTACCTATACATCTAGCCGAAGAACTAAGTGCTGTTCCATTAACATACTTAATCGTAGTTAACCTGCTGTTACCCTTAGTATTTTCAATGACACCAATCTCAGAGTTCTCTGTAGATCCCATTCTAACATTAAGTGCATCAATATATTGTCCATCAGGAATAAGTCGTTCATCAACGACTTTATTCATTTTACCAGCTATGAAGTTCCTTGTAAAATTAGCCATATTATTTCAACCACTTGTCCATGCCACGTAGATTCATTAATAGTCTTCCTGGGTGAATGTTGCTCAATCTTATTTTAGAATTTCTAAGTAGAGCAGTCTTCTCTTTTCTTGCACGGTTTACAATGTACTCCTGTACACCAAGCTTTGAGTTTAAGATTTCATACGTAATGTACGCATAAATAAATTTTTCAAACAATTTATTTACACTAACACTCGCATCATTGCCATTCTCCATCCCATCAGATATGTACTCCAATATCACAGACTGACCATACATGTCTGAGTTAAAGTTAATCACACCACTCTTGGCATCAATATTAAAGGTAGGGTTGAAGTTAGCAGTCTCATTATTAAGACCATACCTTGCTCCAATTCCATAGTCAAAGTACCAGTTGCCATCTACGTTCCATCCTTCTTGACCATCGTATCCACTCTGAGGATTTAAGTATATACTTTTCTTGATACCCTCTAACCTCTGCAAGTCAATCTCAGAAAACTCAGGAGACAAGGCGTTACCTTGCTGATCAAATAATATCTTACCAGTGTGGTCCTGAAGGTAAGCCAAAGAAGAAAGAACTTGAATGTTCTCAGTAAGTGGTCTCAAGTAACCATCCTTATATAGGTTCACCCTAACCCAGTTGACATAGTCAGATGGTAGAATGTACTTAAGTGAATCATTGACAGTCATCTCAAGAACTTTCACTTGCTTAAACGCATCATAGTTTAGTTCTTGTATCGCTCTCTTGGCATGAAACAGAATTTTATATCGCTCCTCATTATTAATCAATGAGTGGTTTCCAGAGTACATCAACAAGAAGTTGTTGACAATATCCTGTAAGCTAACATACTGATATGATCCCCAGTTTGAATCTACAGGAGTGACTCCGTTATTTTCGTAGTACTTTTCTTGAGTGATGTATGCCATGATTATTGTGATTGTTTTTGTTCCTCAGCCCCACCAAATTGAACTGCCTCAATCTCACGTATAGACATACCGGCATACTGAAGAATTTTTGTAACTAATTTTATTTCATCCTCTATCGGTAGCTCAAAGTCTTGGTATCCTAAACCAGGGGATTGATTGAACACAGGCTCACCATTAGTTAGTGTAGTGAATGTCCACTTCGGATCCTTTGGATACCTGAAGTAAACAGCATCCACCTCATTCGCTAGATTTATAGTAGCAGGATATACCGTTAGTATACTCCCCTCTTGAGTATACGCTGGGTATGTTTCGGTAGGAGCAGTCAAGTTAGAATTTATAAGCATTGTAATCTTACCATGAGTTACCTTATCTGCTTCGCCCTTGAATACTCTAGTTGCACCAGACCCATCATAACAAAGAATTTTACTGATCATGAAGTAATCAGATCCAGTAGTAGTTACCGATGGAAGAAGATATCTATTTGAAGCTATGGCTGCCTGAGTAAGAGTAGATGTCGTAGCAAATAATTCAATTGCTTCCTCTAAAGCTTTTCTAACATTTGCATAGTCAGTACCTGAAACACGAGCGTTCTCTTTATTGATAACATCGTTATACTCAGAGAAGTACTCCTCAAAGATTTCTAGCTGAGCCTGCTTGGCAAACAGGTTGAAGTCAGATGGGGAGATGTAGCCGTAATTATTCTTGTTCAGAATTGCCAATACGGTATTTCGAACTGAGTTGATCATTCTAGTCTTTTTACAAATATAAACAAAAAAAAAGAGGGTGTTATTACACCCCCATTTTTAAACTTAAGCCCAAAAAAAACTATGTCTACAAATCTAAATTATTTTCTAACATTTTCAAAGCATCGATGCCATCATCTGTCTTTAGGAACTGAGCCACGGCAAAGTATGGGTCATCACCATAAGATACGGTAAGCATTTTCTTCTTTACAGAAGGGGTATTAAACCACACTTCCTTGTTGTTATTTCTGAATGCCAGTAACTTGTTCTCAAAGAACACGTGGATATTTGCCTGAAGTTTTAGCATTGGATCACGTAGGATATTCAAGAATCCCTTTGGATCTCTCTTTGCATAAATCAAGATATCACGCTTAAGCTCAGATGTTGTGAACTTGTTTGGATCTTTACTGAACAATACTCTAGCAATTGTCTCCATCTGATCAACACTAAGTTGACGTGCTTCAATTAATGCATCTACTTCAGATGTAAGCTGCTCTACTTCCTTAGCTGCATCCTTCTCATAATCAACCTGCATAAATGAGATACCATT